GCAGGTAGCACCAGCCGGGTAGGCTACGCTGTTGGTTGCAGTCCAGCCAGGATGCCTAACGATGCCAACGTCTGAGGTGTTTATCTCACTAACCAACCCGCTGATGGTTACCGGTTGCAGGCTGTAGGTTGTCACCCCAGTAACACCACCGACAGTCATCTGCCAGTAAACGTCTGATTCTTCTTCCGTCCTGCCGTCCCTGTCTTGTTGCCAAAATCTACGCCCATAGAAATAAGTGGTGGTTTCAGACTCACTAACCACGGCAGGTGTGATGCGTTCAAACTGAGCAGTGAAACTGTCAGGGCAGTAGGTGCTATCGGTGTTAGTGTAGACCAGAGTGGTTGTACCTATGTCTATGGATCCGCTAGACACCCTTAGCCGTCTGCAGCTAGTGATGCCCCAGTAAGCCGTATCAAAGGACTCGTTGCCAGCATACGCAGCATTGGTTAGATTCTTCCGTGGGTACGGGTTGTCCTTATCTTCGGCAGCTGGTAACGCTCCAAAGCTCCAGATGTCCGGTGAGCAAAGGTCAAGGGTAACCGTGCTGTAGGAGGTCGTAGGAGCCACAACCTGCCATATTTTGGTGTTCGCTTTGTAATCGGTCAACTCGATGTAACCGGCTTGGTTGGTGCCGATCTGGGCTTTGATTTGTATCTGTAGGTAACGGTAACCACTCATACCTTCGTAAGGTGTGTACGTTCGGTCGTTACCCGTGCCAGCGATAGCCCTATTATTTGTCTCAGCGATTGACCAGCCATTGAAGCGGAAGCCCCGGAACAATACCCGGTTGTCGGTAGGGCTGTCCCCATTGGTTGTTAGCCCGCTACTTTGCAACTCGGCAGATATCCACGCAGGGACATCATTCAACGCTGTTGTTAGCGTGTTGGCTCCATTGGTCGGGTCGGTTAGTACCGTAGTCGCTGAATAGGCTACAAAGGTATCCTGCCCACCGTATGACCCGCCGCTACTTATGATGCTACGCGTACCGCCATCATAGCCAGTCACGATCACATTGAGGTTATCGGGATACGCTCCCTCCCAAGCCCGTATCCTGCCAACGATAGACACATTGCGATCAAGGCACGATGACGTGCTGATTGTTCCGAGTGCCGATGACACGATACCAAAGCCATCCGTTTCACCTAACAGGCTTAGGCTCCATTCTGTGGCGCTCTGGTTGTACCAAGTGTGCGCGTGTGTTATGTCATGCACGGCAACCGTGTTGACCTTGACAAGGCTTACGGCAAAGTCATGCCGGACATCACCAGATGAAAAGCCGGATGCGCTGAGGGTTGCGGTGTAGTCTGCGTTACGCCTCGATGTTGCCGCAGCTGACACGGCAACCGATGACCCGCCAGCGGATAGGCTACAAGCCGCTGTACTGCTCGTAGTGGTGCGTTCATACCATGTGTAGCCGGTTAGGCTGGGGAACCTTGTCGGTGCCACAGATGACGAAAAGGAATCCTCGGCAATATCCCAAAGCTTGTCAACCCCGACCGATGCGGAGAAAGTACCGGCACAAGTTACGGAAGCATCCGCGTACGTGGTGGATCCGGTTTCACTGCCGGATGCCAGCACGGTATACGAACTGTTGGTGCTACCGTGTCCGTTGTTGACCGTGATATTTGCCCTAAGTTCCCAAGTCCAAGCCGCTCCAGGTGATGGTGCTACTACGTTGGTAACGATGGCAAGTGATGCGCTGAAGCCTAGATGCCCACCAAAGGTAAAGTTTGTAAAGTGTGTATCGTAGTCAGGCTCCAGCGGTTGCGTTGCGAAAGGATTCCAGATACGCACCAAGACGTTCTGAGTATGGCTCATCGTGAGGTTAGCGGTTCGGGTGCCGTCTAAGAATGGCATACTACGTCCCTGCGCTCACATAGACCGCCCGGTAGGATGCTCGCCGTACATTGAACAAGGTGCTTGATCCGGGTGTGTTCTCCTGCACAAACTCGATTTGCGGGATGGCAATAATCCGGTAGTTGCCCAGCACGGCTACCCCGTCTGTATCCATAAGCTTGATGACATCACCAAGCCAGACAGGCCGGTTGCTATTGTTGTAAACCAAAAAAGTAGCGTCGAACTCAATCATAGTGCGCCCGGTAGTCAAGCGGCTATAAAGCATCAAGCAGGCAGCCGTAACAGCATCCAAGGTGTTCAATGCAGGGTCACGATACTGGTAGCATACCGGTCTGCCGCGCCAGTTTCGTGGTCGTGTTGCCGGTGGCGTGTCTGCATCCTCTGCTGCTGCATCTATCTGCGTGTACGGGATGAATAGACCGGTGTTAGGGTCTTGACCGATGACGGTTACCTGAGTACATTCAGGCTGCTCATAGTAACTGTTGAGCGTACGGATTACCCTTTGTGGGCGTAGTACTTCGGTCACTCCTGCCGTGGTTGCCGCCGCGATGCTCTGGTATAGAGTCATCGTGGAAGCAGTACTAGCCGCGTTCACATCAAGCCACTGGTAGAGGTATCCGGTAGCAGTCGGCATCCATCCGGTTATCCAAGTAGCGTAGTACTCCTGCTTGATTTTGTCTAAGTAAGACTGCACCGTATCGCCGTAATCAGGAGCAAGGCTGTACTGACCTTTGCTTACGTTGGTTGTATACGGCAGTTCTTGTAAAGGGAAGTCACCACCAAAGTAAGGGCTTACCGAATCATCGTAGCCAGCGATTAGCAGTAGATCAAGGATAGCGTTACCAGCCGTGATGCCATCGTATGGGTAAGACTCAACCAACCAGGCAAGGTCAAAATCACCGCTACGGTCGGTGCCGGTGTAGACATAGGTTGCCCAGTTGTAAGACGTGTCACGATCTAGATATTCAATCTTGGGAGGCTGAAGCGTCCCCCGGAAGATATCTATGTAGGTAGGTGTTGGTGTAGCCCCATCGCTTAGAGCAATCCTAACCGGTCGGTCTGAGGTTACGTCTGGCTGTTCTACCCCAGCCTCAACCAATAACGCGGCAATAGCGCCAATGTTGCAGCTGGCTTTACCGTCTTCGTCTACGCTTATGCTCAGTGACTTTATGTACTGGGTAACGTCTACGGTTCCATCGTAGGTAGACCCTACCGGGGCATCGTAAACCGCTTCAACGGAGTACAGACCATAAGTGCCGGTACCGCCGGTAAGCGTTACCTTTGCCCTTACATCCTTGATGACACCGTTAGGTGTGTAGGTTGTACCGTCTGCCTTTACCAGAGTCACATCGGAAGTAACAGCACCAATACCGATTGAGTCTTGCGCGTAGGTATGACCAAAGGTGGCACCGGTGGGAGGTGGGTATCTCAGGCTCTTTACATTGGAAAGAATGTAGCCGGATGTTTCAAATGCGCACTTAGCGAGCTGCACCGTGGCTTGACCTGAAGGTACCAACCAACTAAACGCCGCAGCAGGAACGATCGTGTTACTCGTACCTGCGCTTAGGTCACTAAAGACATGGCTAAAGTGTGTCCCGTTTGATGTTGCTACGATAAGCTCCCGCCGTCTAGCGGGAATCATCATAATAGAGATGAAGTCAGAGCGACTTGATTTACTTGCAGTGGTGCCTACCGCAGGAGCGATGTTAGCGTCTCCCCGGTCATAACTTCCAACCAATACCCCACTCTTGTACACCTGAGCAGAGCCGTTAGCGGCAAACCAAACTTCAACGCTTCCAGCCGAACCAACACCCCAGCCAGCCTTTAGGATGATGCTTTTGTCTGTGTCTTTGAGTCCAGGGACGTACAAGGATAGATAGACCGGTTGGTTCGCACTGAAGGCAGTTGTAAGCGTAGCCCGCTCGGTAACGTCCAATGATTGTAGATAGTAATCACCTGATGCACGAATCTGCATTTGCTTCCACTTTGCCGCAGTGGTTAGCGTGTAGTCGGTCTTTTGGTATCTTGCGTATGATCCGCTGTAACTTGTACGCCATGAAGGTGTAACCGGTAGCGGGGCAAGCATCATCGTCAAAGTCGCAGGGTCTTGCCAGATGTTGTTAGAGTTAGTTAGGTCTACCTTAGTTCCATCAAGTGGAACCATAAGCCTACCGAACTGCGGGCGTGGCTCAGGTACATCAAACTCGACCAGTAGTGGGTGAATGTTAGCCATTAGAATCTACCCATTATGCCGGGTTGACCGTTGCGTCTACCTTCATCTCGGATAAGTCTACGCATAGCTCTTTCAAGGTCGGTGCCTGCTGGAATCAATCCATTACCAAACCTACCGTAGGAAGCGTTTACAGCCCCAACCTCGGCACCTGTTAGCCCTATCGCACCCATCGCACCACCACCTAAAGTCTCACGCCGTAGGGTCAAAGCGTCTGCGGTGTCTTTCGTGTTGGTTGCAATCCGGAGTAGCAAATCGTCTGTAGTGCCTTCGCTTGCTTTGGCTGTATCAGCGATGTTACCAACCGGCCCTTTTGGCTTTACCGCTTCCGTGGCTGTCTTTGGTAGGTTGGTGGTTTGCATCTTGCCAACGATGTCACCTACGAACTTTTGCGTATCGGTGAAAACTTTACCAAAGTCAACGCCTGTCATTAGGTCGGACGGGGCATTGACTCCGTACTGCGTATCAAGCTTGGCTTGCTCTTTTACAAACTGCTCGTGTGTAATCCTTCCAAAAAACTCGCTCCATGCTAGGTCTTCTGTTTTCCGTCTGTACGCGCCTTGCTGTCCAGCGTTCATAAACTTTTGAATGTTGGCAAAGATGTTCTGAAACAACTTGCCGATATTCTCAAAGGTTGACTGAAGGATAACCGGTATTGAGGAAATGAACGCGGCAACGGTAGCGAGTAATCGGTCTAACCCGGCTTGCATATCACCACTACTAAACGACTTAGCCAAGCCGGTCATAGGTAGCATGAACCGGTCAACCAACATAGACAACGCGCCGCTGTTGGTAATCTTGTCTATGAACGTTGAGGCGTACTCAATGAACGGCGTAAGGATGGTAATCAACTTACCGCCGATCATACGCAATGCACCCTCCCACTTGTCGGTTAGGGTTGCTAGTTTGGTTTCAGTCGTACCTGCCATCTTGTCCATAACGGCTGAGTACTTTGTATCGATGATGCGGTTTAGAGCGTCGAACGTTTCACGCGCACTTGATACAAGTGAGCCGCCAGCATCAAACTTGATGCCTTCAGCTGCAAACATCGACTTAGATAATCCAAAGGCTGATAACTGCTCGATGTCAGGGAAGTTACCCGCAGACAACCTACCGAAAAGGTTTACAAGGCTTTTTAGGTTTTCATCACTAGCACCGAATGCTGCGCCCAGGTTCGCAAGCCTTGGCAAGATTGCTTCGGTCTTGAGTCCAAAGGCTTCCAGTTGAGTTGCCGCCGTGGCTAACTGATCGAACGTAAAAGGGGACGGCTCTGCAACCTTACGCACGGTGTCAAGCACCTGTGCGGCACGAGCGCCACTGCCGGTAATGGCAGTAAGCCGTGCATTCAAAGACTCAAATGCAACGGCTGAATCAAAAGCATTCTTGCCAAGAATACCAAGGCCAGCCGCACCGGCAATGGTAACGCCAGCAAGACCAGCGCCAAGCCCGGCAGCAATAGCGGAACCGGCTGATTTTGCACTGGTTGCAATCTGGTTTAGCCCGGTCTTAGTTTTATCAAGGGAGGCTTGTAACTGCCCTTGACCAGTAACACCGAGCTTGACCACGAGTTCAGCGATTGTCATAATATGCCCCGCATGGCTTTAGCCATATTCACTTCTTGCTTTTCGAGGTCTTGACCGATAACCGCCACCTCGCATATCTGATCAATCGTCAAGTCCACCTCTGATGGGTGGCGGTGCAGGAACTTGATGCAGTAATACGCAACAATCGCTCCCGCACCAGTTAGTCGTTTTTTGCTTCTTCTACCTTAGCAACGACATCGGTAATGAGGAACTTGTCTACAAATGCTTCGTAGATATGGAAGAACGCAAACCGGTTAGAACGGCTCAGGTCGGCAAGCGCACGGATTGGAGCAACCTCGCCGGGGTCATCGATATCTGCCACATAGCACTTAGCAATGATGGAAAGATTGACCAGTAACCCCTGATTCATCTCAGGGTAGGAAACCTGCAACGCTTTGAGCGCCGTGCCATCCGGAAAAATATCTGCCGCTTTAGGCTGGCGGAAGCGTACTACCGCTCCCTCACCAGCCCACTCGCTTAGGTCTACTTCTAGGATTCCGTGATTGGCTTCTGGCTCAACCGCCTTGATGGCTTTGATACCCATTATGCGGATGTCCAAGCGGTAGCAACACCGTTAGCGCCGAGCATGATTGTCGCTGTCTCGGAGACTGCCTCACCGGATGCAATGCTGATACCAGTAGCGGTTACGATGCCTACGAAAGTCTTCGCAGACAGTGCGCCTGGAGTTACTACAATCTGACAATAGTAGCCCTCTTTATTGAAGAAGACCGGGGAACCATCCGCCTGTTGTGTACCGTCTACGAGCAGTTCGATTTCAACAGAACCGGATGCTTTGGTAACCTGCATCTTCTTGGTTGTGTCGCAGAGTGCGCTGACATCAGCTGTATCTACCGATGTGCTGGTACGCACCGACTTAGCCAGACAAGTGTAAGTGTTAGCCGTGAAGGCTGAAGGGCTTCCGTCTTGGAAACCACCAAAGGCGATGGTGACGGTGCAGTTCTCACCGACCAACCCGAACGATTTTGTAAATGGCATTGTGTCTACTCCTACTGCTGGGTCAAGCAGCGATAGACCGCTGTTACCCCGAAATCCGTACGCCCACCGTCAGACAAAGCAAAGGTTTGATCCGTTGACACTCGCCGTACATAGAGCCGTGGAGTGGTGCTGGTTACCGTTTGATTATCCAAAAGTGTATCAATCCGGGACATGATGGTTTGGATGTTAGCCATACTCATTGCCCCGCTTTCAGTATCCCACACGGTGATTCGATAGTTAGGGAAGGTAAAAGCACGGCTACCGCATAGCGCATCCTCATCTTCACCGCCTGCACCAGCACGGCTAAAGACCACGTAAGGCACCTGTACCGGTCTCCTGCTAATAGGGTCACTTTGCGGTGCTACGGTGTTATAGATGCCCATCTGGAAACCATTAGGCTGGTTGTCAGGAGCAAGCAAGCCCAAGAGCGTTGCATCGCCACTGAGGGTCTCGTAGATCCACTGCTCAATCACTGCCGGTTCGTATGCCATTACTTACCTTTCAAAACAGAACCAACGGCTTTGATAAAAGATGGGCGTACCAACATCAGAGCCGGTTCAAGGAATGGTCGGGGTGGTACGGTGTTGCCACCTTTAGATGTCCATCCAAGTTCAAGCGGTACGGCATACTTAGCATTGGCGGAAACTTCAGCCGTCGTGCGGTTTACCATGTAGTGAATGATGCTGTTCGCAAGGTAACCGGTGTCAGAGTTTGGCGGTGTCCCAGGAGGGCTTGACCAGTGACCCTTGTCATACTCACGGAACTTGCCGCTATCGGTGGTAATGCTGTGTTTAGCGTTGCCTTCAACGTCTCCCGCAGCTTTATATATAACCATAGACAACTTGCTTAGATTCGCCTTGTAGCGGTCTAGGGATACGGTCTTGAGTGATACGGTTACACTCATGGTGCTAACACCTCAATCTCAAGCGGGCCAAACCGTCGCACCGTGGTTGAGACCGTGAAGGATACGGTTATCCGAATCATTGCCGCCGTGGCATAAGCCGCAGGGTTGAGGATGCTCAGGATACCTTGCGCGCTGTACTGCTTCGTGAGCGTAACGGATCCGCTAGGAAACGTATAAGCAGACCCGGTCGCGATGTTCGTAAAGGTAACACCGAGCGTCCCGGTCGTGATGTCGATAGGGCTGCCCAACTCATCGACCAAGCGCACCACGTATGAGTGCCAATCACCTACCCACGCGCTCGCTTGTACGACCTGCTGAGGGTCTTCGGTTAGGTCAAAAATAACTGCCATTAGATGTCCCTCACATAGATGCGGAGTGGGCCGAATACCTGCGTGTCAGATGCTCCGGTTGTGCGCGTGATAGTTGCCGTGTAGGTTCCAGGAGTGTCCGTTACCGTGGTGTCGATGGTAAACGTAGCCCGTCCATCAGCTGCATAAGTTGCCGTACAAGCGTAGGTATCAACCAAGGTAGCACCGGAGTTGTAGACCTTAGCCGTTACCGTTGCACTCGTGATATCTATCCCGCTACCAAAGGCATCTACACACTGGATGTCTACGCCGTGCTGTGCGCCGGTCTGGATGTCTAGCGGATCCGATGCCCCCAAGCCATCAGCCCTAACCTCAAAAGGTCCCATGCGTACCAGAGCGGCAGATGTAACCGGGGTAACCAACTCGGCATTGACGTACTGCCCAAAAGTACCGGCTGTCGTATGGCTTGCCCTTGCTTCATCCCACACCGCTGCGGCTGTCTGCGCTGCCGTCAAGCCACCAGATGAAAGCGTAACGGTCAAGACTGCTCCATTCGTACCGCTTGCACCACGCACCACGATAGTGACATCAGATGCCCCTGCGGCGAAAGCCGCGTTAGGGACATCAAGCCGATACACGCCCGGCACGAGGCTCGAGCTTATCTCAGCAAAGCCACCAGAAGTCCACGCGCCTGTAGGTGTCTGCGTGACCAGCGTGATAGGCGTAGGTGCTTCTCGGTTGCGGACGAAGTATGCCGCTAGACCGCTCGTGCTGAACGTCAAGCCTGTCACGCCGAGGTAGAGTTCGATGCTTTGTGATGTGGAGCCGGGAGCGATGGTGATGGTTGAGGCGTTGCGCTCGGTCGCTTGATAAGAGCCGACACCACCGACTGGTCTATATGTACCAGAGCCTGCATCAGGGCTAAGACCTGTCCAAGTCACACCGTATATATCGGTAGCAGGTGCGCCCGTACTGTTACCAAAGGCAGTGTTCACTGAGCCAAGATAAGACGTATACATTTGCAGGTTATTCAACCCAACTAGTAACGCCTCACCAACATCAAGTCCAATGTCGCCGACAAGACTTGATGTGCCATTGTCATTTACATTACTTCTGGGAGTACTACCCAGCAAACGATTAAAGTTTTCAATTAATGTAAAACTGACAGTAGAACAAAATAAGTCGTATGTTTCACTATACACAACTGAATTACGAATAGTGCTTGGATATGTCACGCTTCCACTTGGGCAAATGAGAGAAAAATCTGCTCCAAGTAAGGTGCAGTTCGTAACTGCTATTTGTACGCTAGTTGCAGTAATTAATGTACTAATCGAGTTCAAAAATAGTGAATTTGTAATCGTTGAATTATCAGCAACATTTTGCCCAGATATCGATAGAGAAACATTATTTCCGAAGAAAATACACCTACTCACAGTAATATTTACAGCGGTGCTCGTAGGACTCGAAATAAATACAGAGGTTCCAGACGACCCCCTAGAAATAAAGGCGCATTTCGTCAACTTTAAATTTGTACAAGTCGTAAAACTAAGACCGCTATTACCTAATCTGAATTGTATGTTTTGAAAATGAAGGTAATTTTTAGTAGTTGCAGTTACTACGTTTCCAGTGTAGCCAACCCCTGACAGTGTTGCGTTGTAGTTTGTAACTATGACCGGTCCAGCACTAACACCAGTAAACACAGTACACGTTGGGTCACCAATGATGTTAGTTTCTACTGTTGGGTTTGTTATGGTTACAGATATCTGGTTTGTATAGACACCCGGTGCAACGTACAAAATGTCACCACTTGCAAAGCCTGATGAACTAGACAAGGCATACGCGATAGTAGCCCACGCCTGACCAGCCAACTGACCAGTCCCAGCGTTGCTGTTGTTGCCATTAGTTCTGACATAATAAGTAGCCATTATTCAGCCGTCCCCGCTACGATTTCTCTAGCCATAACCGATGCAAACTGGTAGGAATAGTTCTGCTGAAAAGCCGCATCCTGCGTAACCCACCAACCGAAAACGCTTGTGCCATTCTCCCCAAACGTACCGAGTAGGTTGCCTTGGTCATCATAGATGTCCCCAAAGACAATCCAGTCACCGGGCGTGTTCGGGTTAGGCTCTAAGCGGAAGTTTTGCAGGTTCATTTGCCCACCTTCAGCGCATTGATTCCCGTACCCTTGAAAGGCATCGTAAGGAACGCCAGCACACTACTCACCGCAGCGGAGACACCCGCCGCTACCGCCTTGCTCCCGTAGAGTGCCAGCACTGCGCCGAGCTCGCTGATGTCGTGTGCTTCAGATGTCCGGATGCCATCACCGAATACGCTGGTAAATGCAGCTGTAAAAGCCACGATCACAACGACCACTAATCTTTTGATGCTGATGCTGTTCATCTTTGTATGATTGCCTCCAAAGCGGAAACCTTGTTTTCGAGTTTACCGAGTCGCTGTTCTATCCTGCGGACTTCTTGCTGTTGTCCGTCAAGGGTATTGACGATATGTGCCACCTGAGTCTCTAGGCGTGTCAAGCGTACCTGTATGGCAACCCATGCAGTGCCTATGCTTATTACGGTGGTCATAACTTGTATGCCTACCTGAATCCACATCTCAGCCGTCATGCTACACGCTCCACCAATCCGCAATGTTGTACCAAAAGTTCGGTCTGTCCAAAGTCAGTACCGATGACATCGTAATACTTGGCTTCATCGCCTATTCTGTAGACCCTATCCTGTGGCATCACATCAGCCCCTACAGCAATGATAAGCGTCCACTGGGCAGATGATGCAATAGAGCCGCCTACAATGCTCTCTGTGTCATTCTGGTTGGTTAGCCTGGCGTTGTACTCGGCAACCTTGCGCCATGTCTCAGTGACTCCACCACGCCCATCTTCCGTAAGGGTGAAGCGGTGAATCTCTACACGGTCTTGGCACAGGTTGCGAACCATCCCGGCTTGAATGGTTGAGCGTAGGATAGGACTCATGCGAAAACCACCGGTCGGTATTTATCTGCCATGGTCAAGCAGTTCTGCATCAGTTGGGAAAGCTTGACATCGGAGGTGCCTTCCTTAGCATCGATGTCTGCCGCTACCCTGCTGGCCTTGATAAGCCACGCTTGCCGGGTTGCCGTGCGTACGTCGTAGCGCTCAACGTTGATCGGCCCTTGGTCAACCCACATGAGGGTAGGGTCACCGGTGCCATCTTCCAATGTAAAGCCTTTGACTTGGTACGGTGAATAGACCGGAAAGTCAGGCTGTGTAGCCCCTGAGGTACCGGCTACCCTGCATTCGTAAACCCGCCCGTTGGGCGTTGTAGGCACTACACGGTCACCGACAGCGTAGGTGGTTGCCGCTGCCCATGTCGAGAAGCGGGAAAAGGAATCCAAGATGGAACCGATGTCGGTAGTGGACATCTGCGGGTAACTTTGAGCGGACACAAATAACGATACTTGTGCGATTGCCTCGGCTCTGGTCATCATGGGGTTAGTATCCCACATGATTATTTTTAAAAAGTAAAACTCCTC